GCTGCCTTAGCAACCTTTGCTGCTGCTTGAACAACAGGAGCACCTGCTTCTCTGGTAGTTGATGGATCGAAGTCTTTAACAGGAGTATACTTTGTTCCAGCTGCTTTAGACTTAGTGGCAACCAGACGCTGTTTGCGATTTCCGCCTTCCTTCTTAATCGAAGCATGAACCCAACCAGAGTTCTTGTCACCAGCAGCATAGAATTCTAGGATGACTTGGTCAAACTCTAGATTATCAGCAACCCAGTCAGCAACCTTCTTATTGTCAACACCCTTTACTTCAAAGTCAATCGCTTGACCATTAACGTGCTGTGATGTTTTCGAACCGCCAACTGCCTTATTGACAAGTGGTGCGCGATAAGAGGAGTTGATTGTTACTGGACCAAACTTAGCACGAACAGGTTCGAGAATCTTTTCGCAGCAATAGCGCATGTTCTCAATGTGAGTAGCAGTTGGTGTGTTAGGAATACCAAGACGCTTTGCGGTTGGCGAGACGGTCATTTCCTCTAGAGCAAAATGTTCAGTTAGTTTTGTCATAATATTACCCCTTAGAATGGACCGAAGTCGTCGTCGCTGTCTTTATACTTATCGACCGCTGCCATCAGTTTGATTTCAGTGTCTGCTTCGATAGAGTTTGCTTCCGCGATATGCTTATAATCAGTCTTGCCCATTTCTTGGACTTTAACATTAGGATTGAACTCAGCAGTCTTCATATTCATCATCGTAGCGAATGCACCAACGAACGCACCAACAATCATAGAGAATGCTGGACCAATGATCTTAAAGATTTCATTGTTGTCAATAATATCATTTGGCATAAACATACCAATCAACATCATAATAACAACAGATATCATGATGGAACCCAAAGTGAGTGCTGCCATCTTCATAATCATGATTTGGACTTTGCCCTTTTCAATCTCTAGTTCTTCTAGAGTATTGACTTCTTTCGACACCGAAACAAAGTTTAATAATCCCTTCATATTACTTCCTTCTAATCATTACAGGAGAACCTTCTTCGTTCTTCTTTTTATATTTTTTCTGCTGATTTTTGGTAATTCCAGGTTCTGCTTGGTTTACCTTTGTTGGATGCGAAATACCAATTCCAGCAATAGCACCACCAGCGACGCCCATGCCTTCTTCAGTGACGAAATCTTTAAATGAAAGCATGTTGCCTTCCTCCAATCTTTGAGATTCTTTAATTATTTCTGGATCTTCCATATTCATATAGAATAATTCTTCAAGGATGTCTTCATCGTACTCGACGTTCTCTCTCACGAGGGCGACTGCCGCTGCAAATGAAAGGAATTGTTTGTTAGCAACTGGAACCTTTTCCAGAATTTTCTTTAAACGAAACACCATACGACTGAGAAGTGTATATGCTTCTTGCTCTTCAGCAGTGTTTAGTTGCGCCTCAGACTTTAGAACATTACCACGTGCATCGATAATGCCAAGACGATGCGCATCCGTTTGATCGAACGGAGTCGTCAGCATTCTCAAAATGCGATAGGTAATAAGTGTATCTAAAACTCTAGACATTAAGTTTCCTTAGATATTTAATTATAATACTGTCAAGAGGAATCTCAATCATATCATCTTCTGTCAATCTATTTAGAAAGACTAGAAAAGTCTTTAAATATGCCCAATGCAGTTCATCCGTTTTATAAAATAACAATTTTGTGGTTGACATACCAAAAACATTATACAAGATAATAATATGATTTAAAATCAACCGCTCGTTTAAAATATTGGTATTTTCATACCGCTTAAACAAACGTTTTAAATATTTAAATCGTTTTAAATCTTCTTCTAAATCAGCCATCCCAGAACATCCAGGATTGTCATAATTTTTTATTGCAAATATCAAAAAAGTGTCATCATTTAATTCCATAATTAAGTTACCGTCGCAGTTCCCCCAAGGAAATACCAATTTCCTGCCAAGAACATTAACGTAGCAGTATCATTTGCCGAATTAAATACAATTGACGAGTGCCCAATATTAGAACTGATAGTTAATGCATGGGAGGCAGAATTGCTGACCATTACAATAACTTTAATTTGCCCCTCTGCACCATCAGCAATAGTCAAAGTTCCTGCGCCGCTTGGTGAATTGATTCTGGTTATTAGACTTGTAACACTGATGGCACCAGCAGAACTTAATGTCTGAATAGTGCCACCAAATGTTAATGTGTTGTCTAGTTTTACAGGAACAGGAATCGCAGCAAATAGATTCGTAACGCTCACTTTATGATCATAGGGACTTGTTGAAGGTTTCACGAGATACAGGACGTCGGTCGCGGAGACTGACGTCGCTGGATTCATGGCGGTTACTTTACTGTCTGCCATTGTTTAATGCCTTATGCGTCTGGGAATTCAATATCATCAGCAGCATCGCTAGATGCAATAGCATTCTTAGAGAGTGCTACAAGAACTTCATACTTCACACGACCAGCGTTAGCACCAGTTCCAACTGTGCGCTTCACCCAACCAGAGTGAGCGGCAGAGGTACCAGTTGCACCAGTACCCTTAGCAGCAGTTGCAGTTGCTTGATCCGCAGTTGCTTGGATTTCAAAGTACTGAGCATTGTTACCTGTAGCACTGATATCAATAACTGTTTCAGTTATATAGGTTAGACCAGTTAAAGTACCAGCAGTAGTTACAATTGCGACAGCAGCTTCAGTCGTCAGAGTAAAACCAGTAACGTTCGGCGAAGTACCAGTTACAGCAGAAACCTTATATGTTGTTCCTGTTGCATAACCAGTAATAGTACCAGTACCTGCACGTGTGCCAGTAATTGTAAGACGATCACCAACTGCAAGTGTTGATGCACCACAAGTAAACTGACCAGCGGTACCAGAAGTAGCAACAGTCGCTACCAGAGTACCAGTACCAGCAGCTGCCTTGACTTCAAATGCGTTAGCAGTTAGACCAGCAGTAGCAACAAAGTAAGATGTAGTCGAGGTTAACCCAGTAGCAGAAGTACCACCACCATTGTTATACTTAACTTCTTCATTAGCAACTAAACCATGTGCAGTGTATGCAATAGTATCAGTAGCAGCAGTAATTCCAGAAGTAGGAATAACACGGCGAGGTTTCGCAATAGCAACTGTCGGGACAGTTTCATATGACGAACCAGTGTTTGTTACTGCGACTGCCGTTACTAATCCACCCGCGATGGAAGCAGTTGCAGCAGCAGAAGCACCACCACCACCAGAGAAGGTAACTGGAGGAACTTCAAGGTAACGTGTGCCACCTTGAATTAGTGCAACCGAGGCAACATTGTCACCACCAGCAGCGATTTCAGTATTGTCAACACCAAAGACTTGGGTTGATTGGAAATCTGTTGTCGAAACCGAAGCGATTGATGTTGGTTTTTCACTGATTGTATAATTCTCACCAGAAAATACAGTAAGAACTGATCCTGGATTCGCATTAATTACCGTAGCAACTGTGTCACTGGCAACAGCAATAGCAATCATTTCCTGATCACCAACACGAACAACATCACCAACTGCAAGAGCAGGATCGAAGTTTGTGCTTGAACCTGTTAGAGTTCCACGACCTAAACTTAATGAAAGAGTGAAGGTATGTGAAGCGCCTGAACCGTCGGTCGAAGCGATTACTGTAGGAACATTAAGTCTTGCACCTGCCTCAGTGGCAGCAACCATGAAAGTATTTGTTGTAACTTCGGTTACAAAGTAAGTGGTGCCAGATGTTAGACCAACAACAGAGGTTCCTCCGCCGTTTGCATATGCAACAGGATCACCAAGTTGGAATGGATGTGCGGCAGAAGTATATACTCCAGCGGCATGCCCAGTTGCACCATTGAATGTGATAGCAGGGGCAGTAAGAGTTACCGTTCCTGCCTATGTCTTATCGTCTTTATTACCCCATGCGGACATTAATTGTCTCCCTTTTTAAATTCTAGGTCTACGTAGTTGAAAAATTCTTTTCGTTTCGACTCACCAAGTTCCGAGGGAGACTTGATGTTATATTCAATAAGAGCAGTATTGAATGCAGCCTTATATGACTCGTTCATTGACTTTACTGCATCAATATCTTCTTTGGTTAGTTTCTTGACTGCCATCGAAATACCCTTATGGCGCTTAGTGAGTTTCTTTTCAGCACCCGCTGCAGAACTACCGTGGGCTTCTTTGTGCCCTTGTCTATAAGAAACGATATCAATGGAGTCTTTTGCTTTGTTGATGTAGCGACCTGCAGTTGCCTTCGAGATCTCATCGACTTGCTCAGCATCTTCTTTGGTCAGTTTATTAACCGCAGTTTTGATTCCTGTCTCACGATTCTTACGGAGACGCTCTGCTTTATCATAAGTTGCTTGGTTGAATCTTTTACCGAAGTATCCTGTTTCGCTGTCACCTTGGTAAGCAGCGATTTTTGTCAGAGGAACATTCTTTGGATCCATTACATTCTTTGGTCTCTCAGCACCTGATGCTTTCTTGACATAAGAACCCATTGTTGCTTTTGAGAGTTCGTCGATCTGTTCTGAATCTTCAGACATCTTGATTTCGCCAGTACGACGCTTATAAGCCATTGCACGACCAGCTGCCCGCTTTCTAAGAGTCTTAGTAGCGGATCCGTCAGCAGTCCAATCGCCACCACTCATCTTCATTTTATCAGTAATTTTCTTACCTTGTTCGCCACCTTTGTTAAAGTAGTTACGAACTGTATCTTTCGAAAGCTCTTCAAGTTCTTCTACTGCTTCAGCAACTTTCTTCTTTCTATTACGAAGAAGGTGGAAGTCATGCGCATCTACCTTACCATTCTTGTTGGCATCGATCTTATGCTGAGCACCCTTTAGTTCTTCACTCATCTCGCCTTGCATATAGTTGCTTGCGGTTGAGAGATAATCTTCTGCGAGAGTAATCTTAGACTGAACCCACTCAGGAAGATTGGTGTCATCAGAAAGCATGTCATGCATACGCTGCGAGTTGGCAATGATTGACTTCAGTTGCGACATTGCCATGTCACCTTCGTAGTCATACTCTGTTTTTTCTTTTTCTTCACGTGTTTGCTGATAGGTCGCTTTAGCGCCAGCACGTGCCTTGTTGAAAATGGCATCGTCGCCCAGAACAATAAACAACATAGAGTTGATTAAATCATTCAGAACAGCAACTTCTCTGCCATGAAGCGTAATACCTGATTGCATTTTCGAAAGAGAAGTTTTAAGTGCTGGAATACTTTGTGACGGCATAAGACCTGCACGCACCAGCTGATCAAGCCGAGCTGCGAGGTCAGCTGACTCTTGTAGTTTTTGGTTTCTAATTGTTTGCTCTAATGACATTTTGATACGGTATCCTTTAAGATGGATTTTTCATTCATTATATTTATAATGACAATTTCTTATACTTATATTCTGAAATGGTTTTTTGCATTTTATCTACAGAAGTTATTTTTTCTTTCCATTGGGGATCGTTTTCAACATCAATACCTTTTAATTTAGCCAGTCCCGACAAATCATTATGATAAAATTCATCTACAGTATATTCACCTGAAACAACAAACTCTGGCATTTCCCACATTAAACCTGCTTGATGTTTAAAATTATCGTAATTTCCCATCCATCCAATACCAAATTTAATTGCTTCCCAAAAATTAGTTTCATTAGATTCCCAGAGATATGTCATGTCAGGGCTTTCTATAAAACTTTTATAAAGCTGTTTTCCAGATCCTTCTGGGATTAAATCCCATTCAATATTCCAGTTAGCTGGGTCACCTTCGGTATAATATTTTTGTTCATGAATGGTATTTTCCCACTCAGAATAATTTCCACGAAAATCTGGCGGGAATCCCTCTTTTTTTGATATATGCAAAGGAGAAGTGAGAATATTTAGATCTCCCTTTAGATTATGTAACAGCCAGTCAAGAGAAGATTTTACGGAATTTAAAGATTCGTATGGCAATCCCATAATCATTCCAAGACCAGCCCTATACCTTCCATTATCTTTCTTAAAATAATCTTTAATATCTATTAAACCTTGTTTGATTTTATCAGGATGCATTCCCTTGCCGACTGATTTACCAGCCATAGGATGCAAAGTTTCTATGCCAAAAAAATGAGAAGTGTAACCAATTCGTTTCAAATTTTCCCAATCTTGTGGTCGGGATATCATCAAATCAGCTCGAGTATAACCTGTAAGATTTAATTGAGGAAGATTTAATCCGTCAATCGCAGTAGCAATTTTTGCTATTTTTTCTGAGCTTTCATTGAAAGTTTCATCAACGATTTGATAGTTTGTTATTCCCCAATTGTCATAGTTTCGTTGCAACTCGTATGTTAGAGTATCAATTTCTCTCAGATGAGGTTCTTTTCTACCAATAAAATGATATGAACAAAATTTACATTTGAAGATACATCCTCGTGATGTTTCGATACTAACAAAATCATTCGGTGTTAGAAAATCTCTATTCTCATATAGAACTTTTAAATCAGTCATAGTGTTTGCAGGATGATGCTGGTCACATGATACAAATTTTACATCTTTGCCAAAAATAGTTTTCTCAGTAATATTTGCAGTATTAGGTTTTCCTGCCAATTTGTTCAGTAGTTCTAGCCCACCAACTTCTCCATAACCAGTTACAATATAATCTACATTAAGATTATATGATGTAAACATGTCTCTACTGCCCGCAACAGTTGGAATGTGCGGATATTTTAATTTAAACCAATGAAAAAATAGATTGAATTGTTCTATGATAGTGTCATCACAGAAAATTAGACTTGTAGAGATAAATTTTGTTTTATCAGTAATGCGCGAACGACACAATTCCTGGAATTCTTCCAAGGTCCATTCTGCAGCATAATCAATTACTTCAATGTCCCAACCATTTTGCCGTAGGTGACTGGCTATCCGATGCGCACCAGCACTTCTCTTCATTTCTATTCTGTAGTTTCTTCCATGACAAAACGTTGAATTGCGAGCAGAAGATAAAATCAAACCATGCATTATATAATTCCAAAAAAAGTTACTTTGAGGTTGCGTTAAGCATCCAAGCATGTTTAGCATGAACGTCTAGACGTTCTTCGAGTAAATTAACCAGTCCGTGATTGCCTTCTGCATCTGCTAATTTATGCGCTGAATTTAATGCTTCAATTACAGAAACATTAGCATTGATAAGATCTGTGAGCATTCCCGAAACATCAACACCGTAAATGTTTGACTCTTTAACTGTGGTTGTAGATGCCAACTCAGTCATATTATATGGAGCGTAGTCATCTAATGCACGAATCTCCTCGGCGATAGTATCTGCCGCCGCGAATAATTCCTGATAGAGATTGGAAAAGAAATCATGCAACTGAGAGAAGTCTTTGCCCTCTACATTCCAATGATGACCATGTGCTTTGAAATACATCGCGAAAGTATTCGCGAGTACGATCTTTATTGATGTTACTAGTTCGTCCATGTCAACAATTCCACTTTCTCAGTGCGAGTGCCTTACGAGTCGGACGACCTTTTTCGTCTTTCATTGGACCTTCTACACCAGACATTCTAGCACAGAAACTCTTACGACGACCTGCTGCCTTGCTACCTGCCTTCAACTTAGAAGGAGGAGTGGTTACAGGTGCCTGTAGATTACCACCAGACTGTCTATTATAGTGGTCACGACCCTTTTGAGTTAATCCACCCGTAGAGGACTTGTGTCCCTTACCATCAACTGCAGCCTCGTCCAGTTCAAATTCTTCAGCAATATATTGTTTAAAAGAAAGCATTACCTTTTCTTTCCTTTTGTTCGGTTCTTCATTCTAGATTGCTCTAGTTTACGAACTTGACCAACAATACGAACAGAAAGACGAGCTACACTTGGAGCTAGACGCTTTACTTGTGCTTCAATTCTTGTTTTCTCAGCTGCTGACATCGAGGATTTATCGCGACCACGAAGGAAACGCTGATAGACCATACGTCTTGCAGTAGAAATAGAACGTGCCTTAATACGATCTGGAGTCGAGACACGCTTCAGAGCTAGGTTTCTGGCCATGTTACGACGAGTCTTGTTGCGCATCGCAGAAAACTTTTTCTTCAGGCGACCCTGTGGGGTGACACCTTCTTCGATTTCTTCTTCGCCATCGACATACTCGAGTTCTTCATCGTCGTATTCATCAACGATATCTTCCCAAGTCATATTGTCGACTTCTGCTTCCAATTCTTCCATATCTTTTTCGTCGAAATCTGCAAAAATCATCTCATCGCCATCAAGCTCGAGGGTTTGCATATGTCCACCGTTTCCGCGATGCGTATCATACTGCGGACCACCACCTTGTTGCGTGATGTCAAGAGTTTCTTCTGCAATAGCTTTAAAGAAGTCGGCATGCGACTTATGTGCGCGATTGATTAGTGATTCTTTTTCAATCGAAGACTTCAGCGAATGATACTTATCGTTGAATTTTTCTACATGGTTTGGAGCAACGTGATGTGATTCGCCATTACGGAATTGAACCTTCGAACCGATGCTGGATGCCTTACGAAGCTGCATAACCAAGTGTACTGGTTCAGCTGCCTTTTCTGCTGCCTTCTTCTTAGCTAAAGTTTTCTTGGCTTTGGAGATTGCCGCTGGATCAGCAAGAACTTTTTGGATTTTTGCTCGGAAGTCTGCACGAGCAACAGCACCCTTAGCAGAGATTTCGCTGAGAAGTGCTTCTTTAATACCACCGCAATACTCAGTAGGGACACCATCGTAACGAGGATCGAATGTTGGAATCTTTTTCGCAGCAAGACCTTCTTGTCCAGGAGTCATAGCAGCATACTTCTGTCGGAGAGCATCAGTTCCCCATTCGTTGCTCTTGCCGAGTTCTTCTTTGACCTGACCATCATGTTCCGAATCAAGACTTTTAAATCCAGATTTAACACCATGATGAAATCCAGACGCTTGATACTCTTTCTTAAATTTATACGCTGCGCCTTTATCGGAAGCGTAGTGTAATTCACCGCCCCAACCCTTTAGGTGCTTTTTAAACTCTGGCGAGTTGTGATCCTTACTATCGCCCTTGACGTGAACAGAGTAGACCTTACCCTCAACTTCTTCCTTGATAGCAGCTTCTGTTTTTAGTTTGTTAACTGCTTTATTAATACCGCTGACGCGCTTAATAGCAGAGTTAACATTCTTTTCGCCAGCTTTTTCCTCTTCAGAATCGCGGTTCATATCACCACGAACCGTCATTGCCCCGCCAGAGTAACCTTTGCTGAACGCTTGGTTGGATGCACCTTTGATATATGATTTTAAAACTTTATTAGATAGTTCATCGATCTGCTCGGCATCTTCAGACATCTTAACTTCGCCACTGCGACGCTTCAGTGCCATGGTGACACCAGCAGCACGCTTCTTCAGAGTCTTCGTGTCGGATCCGTCTTTTGACCAGTCACCGCCACCAACCTTCATTCTATCAGCAATCGGTTTGCCTTGTGCGATAGCCTTGTTGTAATATGTGCGAACAGTTTCTCTTTTAAGTTCGTCGAGACCTTCGACTTCTTCTGGTAAACCCTTTTTACGGCGTGCTGCTGCAGTAAAATGATCTGGTGTTCCTGTATCGGGATCCATTTGTAATTTAGCACCAGCTTTCTTTGCTTTATCTGCTCGATAAGCTTGAACATGAGCAACTCTTCCTACTCGAATTGCGTCTTCCTTGACTTCAGTTGGTGTAAACTGATTTGGTTGAAGTGTGAAGTTTGAAACATCGCCCTTCTTAGAAGAATGCTTCAATTGAACATTAACTCGACCATCATCATGCTTGTAGAATACACGAGCCATCTTACCATGATGTTTGTTGCTAGGAGCATGAATTAGAACGTTCTCTTCAGATAGTTCCGCTTCTTCCTTAGCAAGTTTCTTATAGATCTTCCTAGAGGCATCAAGATAACCACCTGCTCTTTTATCAGCCATACGGTTGTCATCATTATCATCAGCGTCAATAATATCTTGGCGAGCTCTTGTTCTGTACTGATCTAACTTTTTTACCGAGAGCTCGTCAATTTGCTCTTCATCAAGCATATTTTTGCCTAACTTAGTACGAACTGCCCTCGCTAACTTCGATGCATCGACACCGAAATCGTTAGCTGCCGAGCGAACATGGCTCTTGCGAATGTTATCACCATAACGCTTTTGGAGATGTGCAACAATCTTTGCAGTTTCATCGAGATCTTCGACTTCTTCATTGGCTTTCATTGCTTTTTTCGCAAGATACCTAGCAACATTTTTTACTGGATTACCATATTTGTCTTTGCGTTCACCAACCTTACGAGTTGGATTCTTTGGATCTTCGTGCCACGGAAATGTATCTGAGGATTGTTCATCAAGACCCTTCTTGCGTCTCTGAGCTGCAGTGAAGTGATCAGGTGTTCCAGTATCTGGATCCATCTTCAGTTTCGCACCTGCTTTTTTTGCTACTGCTGCCTTCGCCTTTGCAATAATATCGGTTGCTTCAGGTACACAGTTAGGAACCATTCTGTCACCCTTCTTCTTCATGCCGACACGTTTATATCCCTTCCAGCATGCTTCGTCAACAGTTTCTTCGCTAACAGACCTCCATCCGCCGCCTTTCGACTTGTAATACTTTGCTGCCCAACCATTTGCATATGCTGATGGATAAACGTCAAACTTTTGTTTTGCCAAAGACTTTGCCTTTGACCATAAAGATGGATTAGTAGGTTCATTACCCTCCACCATAAATTCTTCAGTGTTTACCATTATTGGTTTTCCTTTACGATCAGCATTTGGGTCTTCTCTTCTTTTTCTACGAGTCGCAGTTGCTCTATCTTTTTTTGTCATCGATCTTGCTTTGGAACCAGAAAGGCATTTAGGTTTACCTTCACTATCATCTTTTCCGCCACATGGTCCTATGATTTCGCCTTTGGTGTTCATTCGCACCCATTTTTGACGAAACCATTTTCTAAGATCTTCGTTCATTTCTTTTTATTCTCTTTTGCCATGGCATCAACGGCCATTTTATTCTCACTTATCCAGCGTTGAAGTTCGGTGAGCTGGACCGAGTTTGATTGGCAGATGGCGTAGTTTCTGATGATTCCGATGAGGGCATCAGTGTCTTTAATTCCTGAGGGGGACGCATCAGAACTTCTGGTGGCGTCGGCATCACTGGCACTGGCACTAATGTCGTGCGTGAACACCCAGCCGTTAGACATAACAGACTGATTAGGAACACTTTCTTTAGCGGCATCAACATAAACATATTCTTTCTCTCTAATTGTATTTGTTCTATCAACATATTCAGTAACTACATTATTGCTAATCTCTGAATTTTTTCTCTCTAGTTCAGCAACTTGTTCATTTGCTTTAGCAGAGAATCTAGCAAGTTCTGCATCAGCATAAGCAGATCCTTTCATGTATCCATATACAAACACACCAAGTATCAAGGCAGCACCTGCCAGTAACTTATATGGTAATGGGATCATACCGAACATATCAATTTCCTCTTAATTTTCTATATTTATTCTTTATTTTTTCCAACTTTGTCTGAGATTTTGCTTGCAAATTTCTCAGCGCCAGTCATACCAAGACCAGCAATAGCAATTGCCATAACTGCATTTAACACATTATCTTCGATTTTAAGTCCATAAAACAAACTACCACAAAAGGCAATCGCCACTAGTAATACACAACCCACAGAGATAAATCTTTTTGAGGATGGTGAACCATCGCTATCTCCCATAATTCCTTTAAGATATGCTAGAATTTTTCCCATTTCTTATCTCCCTTAATTGCTACCGTTTTAATTTTATTTTACCAGCGAGTATTCCCACCCTTGCTCGATTCATAATACTTTTCGATTCTGCATCGGAGAAATTAGGTCCGAGATGATTTTTGTATGTCTTTTCATCACCCGATGCCGCTGCGTTACGCATCTTTGTTCCTGACATACCATGCGAGCGATTTTCGTCTTTCGGATAATGGATTTCTACTCTGTGAGGTTTCTCACCATTCAATTCAGGAATCTTACCCGTTTCAATCGACTTCTTTAGACCTTCTGCCATTTCCTTGCGATCGTGTCCGAAGTGCAGATGTAATACTTTCTTTGGACCCGTCAAAGAATGAAATGCGCGACCTACTGTCTGCCCAGCAGTCTTTTCTATTTTGAATTCAGCAGCACCGTTAGACTGTTTGTTGGCGATATGTTCTCTTTCTTTATCAGAAAACACATCTGACTTACCAGACAAACCAACATGCTTCTTACCAGCACCCATTCCGCCAACAACATCAATATGATGACCCATATGAGTGTGAGGGGATGCACCCATAAATGCTACGTGCGCATGCTGTTCTGCTTCTTCCTCAAGATATGATTCGTTAGCAGTATCTTTGGCGCCAAGATTCTTACGTAAATGCTCTGTCGCAGGACCGTGCAACATACCTTTCATTTTAGCAAGTCCTGTTTTAAACTTGTCGTATATTTCTTGGTGTTGTGCCTTGGGAATATGCTTCTTGATTAAGTCTGCTACACCCTTGAATGATTTAATCTTCTCGTGGTCTGCAGAATTACCGAACAGATGCTTTGATATTTCATGAGGATGCTGCACACCAAGATCGTTGTCGTCCGTTCTAGAACGCAGACCGTGCGAGATAGAAAATTTATGAGTCGATCCAGACGCTGCATTGATCAGCATCTTATGATGAACACCCTTGATACCTGACTTGGTATCTTCCCAGCTAGAAGAATGCAGGAATCTATCAGTTTCTGATCCAGGATTATGGACACCCTCAAAGTCAAATTGATGATGCTCGCCATTCTTGTGGCGCATTACTGCAGAGATTTCGTTACCGTGCTTTTTAGTTCCTGCGACGGTATAGTTACCAAATTTCTTACCTGTTGCCAGAGTTGATGCTAGTTTTTCTTTATGATCGTGACTGACCTGAACGTCGACATCGCCGACATGCGGTTTATGTTTAGCAAACTCTTCATCATCAACATGACTGCCCATAAAATCATGCGAAGAACCTGAATAAACGTGCCCTGTTTTCAGGTGAGTTTTATTTGCACCAAACAGATGTTCGCCATGCTCTTTGTGAAACGCATCGTGTACTTTACTCAGTGCTGTATGAACATCAGTCCTGCGTGCAGATCTAGTATCCGATCTGACTGGAAAGGGAGCAGCAGAAGTTTCTTGCCCCTTTGGTCCAACCTTGATGTTTCCACCTTCGTTCAGAAACGACTTAAAACTTTTCATTATCTTTTTCCAAACTTTTGAGTAGAAGAAGACTTAGCTTCTTTGAATTTTGGATTGATTGCCTTGAAGCGAGCCGCTTCTGGATTAGATGGTGAAGGGTGAATTACCAATCCTTCAGTACCAGATCCAAATTTATTTTTGATTTTCTTTTCGCCAAGATGCGCAGTAACCTTAGCACTAACACGCTTTTTTATCTCATTAAACTTTTCAGTCTCTGCGAGTTTTGCTTCTTTGTTCTTAGGAACTGTTCTGGAATTGATCAACTCATGATTCAATTTATGGAAATCTGCTACTTCATGCTTGACATCTACGTGCGATGGAGTATGGTGAATGGTATCATCGTCGAATTTAATATTATCATCCGACAATTTTTTCTTGAAGTGTTCAGTGTCGTGTTGCTGATTGGTTGGTAATTTAGAGTGAATGATAAATGAACCTTGCTTACCCATTCCCTTCGTGGAATAGGAAGTATGAACAAATTTCACTTCACCTTTTTTATCTCCAGGACGAGCAAGCGAGCGATTAAACGCTTCGCCGCTGACAGCAACTTCGCCGTGCTTCTCATAATGTTTTTTCAAATGATCCTGTAGAGCTTTGTTTTTGTGCAGCGCATCATGGAACTTAGACATTGCTGTTGGACCAGTAGGATCATATTCCTTACCAGTCTCAGATGCTCTGCGTTTTGCTCTTTCAATATGTCCATCACCAGTTCGAATTCGTTCACTACCAGAACCCGAATGCTGAGTATAGAATCCATTTTCATCATGACCAAACTTAAATGTTTGACCGTCGGTCTTTTCAGTTACATGATGAATGTGGAGTTTACCACCACGAGTAGTTTTCTCGAATTGATCTGTAGAAAGCGAGGGAGTTTGTGCACCTGCTGGTGTCGGTGTTGAATATAGGTGTGGGAGACCCTGTCGTATAGATGCTTCACTGATATATTGGCGAAAAGATAGCATAGGAGTCTCTATTAATTGATGTTGTTCACCCCTATTTATAATAATTGCTCCCAGTCAAAATTGATTTTAGTGGTAATTTGCGTAATGTCTTCTTTTCGATGTTTTGGATGGTGCATTATACCATTCTCATTGTCGTAAATGATTCTATCTCCGTCGTGGTATTGTATTTTTCTAGCACCGCGATGATCATGTAGAGTCATATTTAATGCATGGTCTGTCACAAATTGTCTCATTTTATTGATAAACTCTCTGTCACCAACATGGATTGTTGTCCACGATTCATTATATCCACCAGCTTTCCAGAAAACATCTTTGTGAACAATGTATTGATTAACAGACTCACATTCCTCGACAGGATAGTTACGCAAAACTCTCCACTTAAAATAATAAAGTTTTTCTTTATCAAGAGTCATGTTCTCAACAATATGAGTTAGAGCAGTAATTCCAACAAAGTGATCAATATCGGTAAAGAACAACCATTCAGTTTCTGCAACCTTTGCTGCTAAGTTTCTAGCACCATGGCTATTGAATCCGATGTCTTCCTTTACTCGATACAATGAAAGACGTACCCCTTCGTTGAGAGATACGTCTTTCAGAATATCATATGCTGGATACTTTTGTGATGCATCGTCGACGATAAGCACATCAATAGGAGTCGGGAATAAATTCCATCGCGCAATTTGTTTTTTTAGTAACTCAGGTTCATCATAATATGTGTGGATGAGAGTTAATTTATTCGACATCGTCTTCTATTTGCATATCCGTAATATCATTGGCGGGAAAATCGATTGCATTATTGTGTGTGAGTTGGAAGTATTCATTATTTGTCATATTGTCGGTAAGATATAATTGCCACCCATCAACGGTTTCTTTGAAGCCCGTATCAAGCGTAACAATCATATGCTCAGCATCTGTGACCGCATTACCAATTTCTTCAATGGTCGGTTCATGATCAAAATACTTAACAATATATTCTTTACCACCCGTAGTTCTCCACATTGGTAGTTCGGTTGTACCGTGGTTCAACCAAATTCGTGTAGAAACAACTAATTTTAAATTAATTTCGCTCATATTAATACTTTCAAAAATGGTGATGCTAGTAGGACTTGAACCTACGACCTAGAGCTTAGAAGGCTCTTGCTCTATCCAGCTGAGCTATAGCACCTCTAACTTTTTCTATTTAGGCACAATTTGATGCATTATAGTCAAGTTAAAAATTGAATTTAGACATGTCTCTACGTTTACCGATTGTGGTATTATCAAACACAGGAAGATCATCCTGCCCCGAATCAGTAATATCCTGTTGCGCTGATTGTTCTAGATCATATAGCTTCATCTTGCCACGGTCGACGCCGATCATGAAACGTTTGTTGACTCCAGGATCATTGTAGCGATTCTTCAACTGCTTGACCATCAGCTGTCCCATCTTCTCAAGTTCTTCTGTAGAGATTAAAGCAAACATCAAGTCAGCCGTAGCAGGGAGACCGAACGACTCCGAGGTATCGGTAAGTTCTACATCACTGTTAGCATAACCGCCACGAGTGGTTTGAGTGGCAGAAACAATCGGAAGATCAAACTCAACTGCAAGACCGCGAAGTTCCTCAGCAATACCCTTGATCAATGTATAGGAATTAACTCCAGACGATGCCTTGAACCGACTCGACGAACAAATGTTCAGGTAGTCAATAAAGATAATATCAGGACGGAAATTGCGCTTCAATTGAAGTTCATTTAGCAATGCCTTGAAATGACCAGTATGAGCAGATGCAGTTGGATATTCCTTGACAATCAGACGACCCTCAGTCTTGGCTCGGATCTTAGTCATTCTATTCTCGAACATCGACCGAGATAGATCCTTCAGTTCATGAATATTAACGTTCATCAGGTTAGCGTCGATACGTTCAGCAATACGTTCTTCTGCCATTTCTAACGTAATGTAGAGAACGTTTTTGTTCTGACTGAGTGCACCAGCAGCCATGTGACACATGAACAAAGACTTACCAACACCAGTACCAGCAAGACATATATTCAACGTCTTGTTCGGCAAACCACCGTTCGTAATCTTGTTAAACATCTCAAGATCGAATGGCAGTTTTGTTTCATCACGATGATAGAAGTCATACCGACTATCAGCATTGTCAAGATAATCATGCCCAACGTTATTGTCGAAACAAACTGCCAGTGCTTCTTGTAGAATAGAGGGAATACCATCTGCCGAGTTTGTTTTATCATTACCATCGATAATATTAATCGACTTCAGGATTGAGTTATAGAGTGCTTTATCCTTACAAAACTTCTCAGTCTCGTCAAGGATCCACTTTTCGTTTACATCGATCTCATCATCGAGTTTCGTAAGAGTCTCAGAAATACTCTTGTACTCGTTCTCATTGACACTTTTGTCATTCTGCATCGCAATATTAATTGCATCAATTGTCGGTAGTGAATTATATTTTGTGACGAACTGATGAATGTAAGCGTAAATTTTACGCTCACTGCTTTCCATAAAGTAATCTTCTTTAATGAAGGGAATTACCTTACGCAGATAATCCTCATCATTAAATAGTTTACTAAGGATAATCGTCTCGATCTTCTGTTGCATTTATTTCTTCCATCCCATGGTCAGCGTCATATTCAAATGCGATTTTCTCGCAGCAAGGTTCGCAGATAAAGATCTCAAACTCAAGACTATTATCTACACCATGCAAACAAACTGCAGGGTCATTCTTTTTAAGAATGGCCCCACACTGATCACAGATCTTCGTAGGCTTCTGAAATATCTTCAGCACTGATTTCACTTTCAATCATCTGGCTATTACCCATGCAATAGCGATTTTCAATCCATTGGGAGAATGTAGTATCAGTCAAGATAGGCATCCAGAATTCTTTGTTATAGGTATCAGTCAGACGATACTTCTTTTCTTCCTTCGCATTCTGATACCAACCATTGTTCGGTTTAACAACGTGTCCTGATTCCAGTGCCATGTCAAGCAGACCAGACCACTTACTGATACCACCTTCAAAGGTAACTTCAATCGGGATCTTACTCTTTTCTCGAACGAAGCGAGACTTCTCGACGTTGATGATAAAGTTATAACCAACAATCTCGGTTCCCTGTTTCTCTTGTTGACGACCAATGATGAAGATGTTATCAGCCGAATAGTAGATACCTGTACCACCCGAGACGATTGCCTTGGGGAACATGCCGATTTCCATATACGTATGATTGACCACGACCATAGGAATATCCTTAATGGTAAGGTGCGGAGTAATCATACGGAACAACGACTTCATCTGTTTGGCACGAGTCATATCCGCCACCGACTTACCGTCAAGCGCATCATCGACTTCCTTCTTAGAAGCCAAGTTACCAACCGAGTCAACGATGATCATAACGGTATCACTACGTTCGATCTCATTGATCTGTTTCATAACATCATGCTTCAACTGTTCAATGTCAGTGATGGGAGTATGAATAACCTTGTTGGTGTCGATGCCGAAGTTCTCAAAGTATGACTGCGGTGCACCAAACTCCGAGTCATAGAACAAGATTACACCATCAGGATACTTAGTCTGAAAACTCTTAGCAAGAAGCATTGCGAATGCCGTCTTGAAGTGCTTCGATGGACCAGCAAAGATGGTCAGACCTGGAGTAAGACCACCTTCTAGTTTGCCTGACAAGGCAACGTTTAGTGCAGGAACTGATGTTTGAATCAGATCCTTGGTACTGAACAGTTTACTTTCAGAGAGAACGTTCGTCTCTTTAATTGTACTGTTCTTTTTAATTTTATCAATTAATGCATTCATGCAAATAAATCCTCCAATGTTGCGGTTGGTCTGGTTTTCCATCCCAACCCTTCTACGATATAATTTAGTGGTTCAAGAAAACTCTTTTCGAACATTACCTTGTAATCCACATAACGTACTAAGTCAAGTTCTTTTGGTAACTTTCCAAGAAAAGCGATACAGTTTTCTCCTAGAGTATTAGGCTCCTTCAGATAAAGGAACTTAATCTTTTCACCTTCTTGAATCATTTCATACTTCTGTGTTAGTTTATTTTTCTCAAGCAGATGATTATAAAGCAATGCACCACGAACATGCATTGGTGTTCCTTTAGAATAAATGTCAGCACGAGAAGTATACTTCAGAAGTCCATTGACACCACGAGGGAAGGCAATAACTTCGGGAGCTAGTTTATTAAAATCAGCTTGAGTCTTTTCAATGAACCGCTGAAGTATGGTTTCGTCTGCAGTCAGACAAAGTCTTACTGCTTCCTTGAGACTTTCACGAACAGGTGCTGGAGTCGAGGAACGAACAATCTCGAGACCCATGACTTTGAGTTTTGGTTCTGTGTATCGGACACCTTCGTTATCATAGACATTGAGTGCATACCTTTTCTTCGCAACCCAGATGCCACGTTCCGCGATTGCCTCACGTTTGAATATAATTTTCTTTTGAAATGCGTTCGTGTAGTCTGCAAGTTGATCACAACTCTTGTTGATTGTCTCTGTGATTTTCTCTTCGCAGATTTTATCGAGAACATCAATGAGTTTATCGCGTGATAAATTGCCATAATACTTACGAACAAGAGGGTCCAAGGAAATATAACAAGAATCAGTATCACTGTAGAAACAGTAGTCGTGTCCATTGGTTCCAACAACCTTATTTAGATAATCGTTTAATGCCTTGCCGACTTCCTGAATGATATACTGACCAGTCATCGTGATACCCTCGGCAATACGAGCATCATAGTAGCGGAAGTATTCGTTACCCATCGCTCCGAACAATGAGTTTAGCTGAATCTTTCTAGCCATCTGGAAGTTGTTATACTTCGCGATGTCATTCTTCAGCCGTTCTTGTTTTGTTTCTTGGTACTCTTTTTCCGCAGCAATCATCAGCTTTTTATACTTCTGGCGATCATCGAAAAACTTCTGAACAATCTCAGGGAACTTACCCATTTGTTTGCGAGTATAAGAATACCCATTAGAAGTCATACAATGATCTCTAGATTGTAGGCTCTCAAGATTATACTTCTTATCTAGGAGTCCGTGAACAGTTACATCCATCGGAGTTTCTTGAACAAAAGTTTCAGGAGACTGATTGTATTGCATAATGATTGACGGATACAGCGAGGTCGCATCGAATGAAACAACCCAGTCGTACTGTCCAGGTTTTGGTTCCTTCACGAAAGCACCTTCAATCCCTCGACCCTGCGACTCTTTCTTCTGAGGAATCTGGATCTTCTGAGTGTGGAGGTGATTGTAGATGATACAATCCCACGTGCGAACCTGAGAAAATACATCATTGAAATTACACTTAGCGTCATACGCCATAGTGAGAATCAGTTCAACCAACTTCATCTTACGCTCAAGACCATCAACGATCTCAACGTCTCGAATATTATATTCCGTAAATTTCTGCCAATCCTTAGAGTAGAATTCTCGGAATGACTCGTATGGATTCTCTAACTTCTTCAGACCAAGTTCTACCTCGCCGATGAAATCTAGTTTATAACTTTCCCGACGAATATAGGTAAATTTCTTATAGAGATCAATGTAGTCAATAATCGCTACGCCTGTGATGTCATACGCAATCTGCTCACGACCCATTACGGTCAACGTGCGACGACGAACAAGACCCCATGGACTGAAACGTTTACGCCATGCTGTATCTTCTTCAGTGCAGAGGACACGTTCAACACGAGCGATAAGATAGGGAAGATCGAAAAGATTATTGTTCCAACCTGTGATGATGTCAGGATAATCTTCTGAATACCAGCGCAGGAATGTTTTAAGAAGATCGATCTCATTATCACATTTTACATAGAGATATTTGTTACCCTGATCACGAAGTTCCTGCACAGTTTCATTATTATCGTCGAAGTCTCCACATCCCCAAGTTACGAACTGCTTGGTCACGAGATTCTTAACGGTGATCAGTAGGACTTCTTCAATCGGATTAGCAACGTCAGGAAACCCATGTTCAGCTGAAGTCTCAATATCGATAGTTTGAATGTTTAGATAACGCATATCCCACTGGACTTCTCCAGGATACTTATGAGTAATATACTGATAGCCGAAATTGTTTTGCCCGTAGATTGGAAAGTTCTCTACGTTCTTATATGTCTGCATGAAGTCGCGTGCAGCGTTGTTGTCTTCAAATTCTATGGGTTGTAAGTTCTCGCCATAAAGCGAGGTAAACTCAGATGGCTCTTTAGACTTAACATACAAAGTCGGCGAGAAATCATCACGCCGAATAAAACGCACACCATCACGGACTCCACGGACAAGAACCTTGGATCCATATTGGTGTGCGCATGTATAAAATTTCATAATAATCCCTAATCATCAAATACTACTATACCATATAATCATAACAAAGTAAAGGGATTAATTTGCCTTTCTTCTAGACAAAAGTAATTCTAAATCCATATCTTTTGTGCCACCGTCATATGCCAAAGCATATCCCTCGGCAATCATCTGATTATTCAATGAGGTCTCTTGACCATTGATAAACAGATGACCGATAATACGACCATACTTCTCTGTGCTATCTGGTAACTCAGTCTTGATTAGAATATCTTTAGCACCTGCAAGAGTTTTCTTCATCCACTCTTTAGACTCAAGTCCCAATGCTTTTTCTTTAAGATTTGTTGTGCGACTTTCTGGAGTATCAATACCTGCAAGACGAATTCTTTTCGTAAGGGAAATATCAAAACCAAGGTCGATATCAGCGTCAATAGTGTCGCCATCTACAACTTTAGTAACTGATTTGATGCGGTAAATATACGGGTCTTTGTTTTCTGTTGTCATAGGATAATTTTACTTTCTGGAACAACCAGACCTGAACCGTAGCGAGTATTATACTCGTTTAACATACCAGTCTCTGGTTCGAAGATGGAAATCACTGCACCTTCACGAATAGGGACGATATCGTCCTTTGCGTAAGGACAGAAGGGTGCCAAACCAATGCCAAATTGATTGTTCTGATTTGGAATCATCATAATAGCCAGTGGCTTCTTTAGAATTATAAGACCTTCAACAGTCTCATCAATATCAGCAATAACATCTTCACCGCTGATCAATCGTATACATTTAACATTAGCCATTTGGCACCCTTCCATTATTTAAATTACTTTGTTTTACCTTCTGCTAAAAACTCAGCAGCTTGCGATGGATACTCAGTATCTTCATCTTCAATTTTAATTTTCTTTGGTTTCTTTTCTTCTGGAATAAATGCTTCAAGAAAAATCTTCAGCATACCATTGACCAGAGAAGAACTCTTTACTTCAACATTGTCGGCGAGAGTGAATTCACGTTTGAATCCTCGCTCGGCAATTCCCTTGTAGAGATATTCAGTAGACTCAGACGAGTCACATTTTCCGTGGATACTCAACAGACCCTCTTGCAATTGAATATCAATCTCCGACTTACCGAAACCAGCAACTGCCAGTTCGATTACGTATCGATCTTCATCGACTTTCTTGATATTGTACGGGGGATATTTAATTGGCATCATCAGCGTGGATTGATCAGCAATATCTGCTAATCTTTTCATGACGCGATCAGCGCCAACGAAATAACGATCCATGTGCGAAATACTTGTTGTATCAAATTTCATATTTTGCTCCTATTAAGCGAGTTTAAAAAAGTGCCATCCGAAGCATGGCACTCTCTCTTTATATTATATTT